AAAAAAAAAAAAACCCCCGGGGGGGGGGGGTTCTACAGAGGGTTGTAGCTGGATATCATGAGTAGAAGAAGTATGCCAGTTCTGCTTTTGAGCGCAGCCATTGTCTTGTTTTACAGGCTTTAAAAAGCCCATTCATCAATACTTTACCTGGCATTTTGCGCTTACCTGTTAAGTGAGTCTGGATATAGTGACTCGTCGTTCCGGCTTCCTGTGCGAAGGCTTCACGCTCATCCGGAGTAAGTGCAAGCCAGTGCTTTTTGAAATCGAAATGTCCGTTATCGCTCATAGCTATTGCCTGATATTTATTTCAGATAATAAATATTCACCCATAAGGTAACAAAAATCAAGGATAGTTACCCATGAGGTGCATTTACCTGTTGGGTAATATTGCTTTAAATTGAATCATCTTCTGATTCAGATATGAGGCGATTTTCCAGAAAATGAAAAGTATCCAGGACGTCCGCAGGCAAAATCTCAACGACTTGATCGACCGTGAATTCAATGGTGTTCAGACGCGGATGGCAGAAAAACTTGGAACTCAGGCAAATCTGGTAAACCGCTGGGCTCTTGGCAAAAAGGTTATCGGCGACCAGGTTGCGCGAAAAATTGAAGCTGCCGCCAATAAACCCCGTAACTGGCTTGATATCGATCGCTCGCTTTCTCAGGAGGGGTTTCAGCCTGTCGGCCCAAGCGACATTGGTCAGCTGGCGGCTCACAACCTGGAACGCTGGATGAGCGAAAGCCGCGACCTTTCAACTCAGGGAAAACTTCACCGCGCATCCGGCGTCGCCCAGGTGACAATCAGCCGCCTGTTAAACAATGAGGTCAGCGTTTCCATTTCCACCCTGGAGAATGTTGCATCCGCATTCGGGCGTCACGGCTATGAATTACTGATTCACCCGCACGACCCTGCGACTATCAACTATGACCGCTCGCGCTACGCATTGTTACCCGAAACAGAGAAGGCAAAGATCGAAAGTTACATTGAATTTGTCATCAGCCAGAACGAAAAAAACAAACAATAAAATCATATTTTTCAGTAAGTAAGCCGCCTTCTGGCGGCTTTTTTATTGCCTGTGCGATTACCTAATGGGTAATTTTTTTAACTCATATCTATTGACATCAAACCAAATACGCATAATTATTACCTCAACGGTAACAGACCGAGGTAACAAGTTATGCAGTGGAAAATCATCAACGGTTGGTACTGCGTTACTGCATGCGGATTCATGAGCTGGAAGTTCCGCACCTTACAGGAAGGCATCAAGTGGGCTTTCGTCAGCAAAGAAGCTCGCGATGTGGCCAACGATAACGAGATATGGGAGGGCTGATAATGAACGTTAATCAGCAGAAAAATCTTCAAAAAATCATGCTGGCATTCGACAAGGACTACCGCCTGTCAGAACAGCTATATGACCGACAAGTTGAACTGATTGAGAGCATCCGACTTCATCAACTGTCCTCAACTTTCGACGTTGTAACAGGCAAAGGCGTTCGTCAGGAAGTGCTGGAAGCTGCTAAAGACAGCCCTGAGTTCGAAGAACTGATGGATGCCTACCGGCGCGAGGCAATGGCGATTATCGCCCGCTGGGATCTGGCGGATCAGCTTGATGGGCAGAGGGACGCGGCATGATGCGGAACGCTGGAATCATGGATAGAACAAAATACATCGGAGGAAGCGATGTTGCAGGGATTCTTGGAATTAGCCCATGGCGCACCCCGCTTGAGGTTTATCTGGATAAGGTCCAGCCACGTGTCAAACCAGTAGACCCAAGCAAGCAGAAAGTTTTCACGCGTGGCCAGCGTATGGAGCCATACGTAATAGACCTGCTTTCTGAGGAAACAGGGATGGAAATCGTTCATCGCGGAAACCGCTATATCCACCGTGATTACGATTTTATTGCAGCTGAGATCGATGCAGAAGCAGCGTCAGGCGAGAACATTGAGATCAAAACAGTTAGTCCGTTCAAAGCCAAAGAATGGGGAGAAATCCAGACAGATGCAATTCCTGTGCATTACACGGCCCAGGCCATGCACGGGTTGATGGTTACAAACAAACAGGTATGCGTTTTCGGTGTGCTTATCGGTGGCGACGACTTCCGAATCTATCGGGTTGAGCGTGATGAAGAAACTATCCAGGCGATCTTAGAAAAAGAAATCGCTTTCTGGGACCGAGTGAAAAATCTTAACCCGCCGGAAGCTACCAGCGTAAGCGATGTATCGCTGATGTTTGAGAAAGATGCCGGGACAAGTATCGAGGTTGACGGAAAGGCACTCGCACTATTCAACGATCTACGAGACATGAAGTCACGCAGAAAATCACTGGAAGAAGAAATAGCTATATCAGAAGAGAAGCTGAAGATGTACATGCAAGAGCACTCAGTCCTGACCCTGGACGGAAAGCCGCTCTGCACATGGAAATCTCAGATCAGCAACAGATTCGACCAGAAGCTATTCCAGTCAGTACACCCTGAGTTATTCGAAAAATTCAAAACAACAACGACACAACGCGTCTTCAGAATGAAGTAAGGAGAAAAAATGTCTATCAATGCACTTAAGGCAGCGGCTACCGGTAACCAAGTTGCACATCATAATGAGAAACCAACAACTCTGGCCGGACTTCTGGCAGACCCAAAAATAAAAGCCCAGATGGCTTTGGCACTTCCAAAGCACATGACAGCAGACCGTCTGGCGCGCATAGCAACCACAGAGATCCGAAAGGTTCCAAAACTTGCATCATGCGACCAAGCCAGCTTCCTGGGGGCAATTATGCAATGTGCCCAATTGGGTCTTGAACCAGGTGGAGCTCTTGGACACGCTTACCTGATACCGTTCGACAAACGCCAGAAAGTAAATGGAAGATGGGAAACCGTATCTACAGAAGCACAGCTGATTATCGGCTATCGCGGAATGATTGACCTTGCCCGCCGCTCTGGGCAGATCCTGAGTATCTCGGCTCGTACCGTACATACAAACGACAAATTCAGCTACTCATACGGCCTGGAAGAAACGCTCGAGCATTTACCTTGCGAAACAGGTGACCGCGGAGAATTAACGCACGTTTACGCCGTTGCACGACTGAAAGATGGCGGAGTCCAATTTGAAGTTATGAGCCGGGCAGACGTTGAGAAAGTTCGTGCACTGAGCAAAGCCGGTAGCAGTGGCCCATGGGTTGATCACTTCGATGAGATGGCTAAAAAAACAGTAATTCGCCGACTGTTCAAATATCTTCCTGTTTCTATTGAGATGCAGAAGGCTGTTGTTATGGATGAGCGCGCTGAAGCTGGACTTAGCCAAGATAACGCAGCTGTTATCACTGGTGAATATTCCGTAGTTGACGATGAGCGTCAACACCTATCGCCAATTTCAGATTCAGAACGAGAAGAAGCTCGAGAATATATCATCGCGATACTTAATAGCCTGGATCCATCTGCTGAAGATGCAAAAACGATGTTCAAGCGCGCTGAAAATGAAATTAACACCATGGCTGAAAAGCTCGGTGATGAATATCACCAAAAATTCATGATGACGCTTAACGATATGCGTCCAGAATTCGAGTAACCACCACCGCGGCGCCACGCGCGCCGCACTGCAACCAAGAGAGGTATTTATGAAAGGTGCATTAGGTAAGAAGGAACTCCTGGCGGTGGTGCCACTGTCATGGAGCACTATCGACCGCATGGAGCGCACAGGGGAATTTCCTAAGCGCTGGTATATCACTGACAAACGCTGCGCATGGAACCGTGATGAAGTTGAGCGTTGGCTTGATGAACGTCAGGCAGCAAGCCCGGCAGAGTTCCAGGGTAAAAAGCCTCCTGTTCAGCAACGTGTATATCGTCCTGTGAGCAACGCTGCATGAGTGTGCTGCTAAGGCACTGGAGCAAATGGTCAGGATGGTACTTATTCCTGGCCTCTGTTTCAGCATGGCTTTATCTGCTGGCATTAATTTTCAGAGAGGGTTGGATTAAGTGAGAAAGTTAAGCCGACTTGAAAAATATCACATGAACAAGGTTTCAATGCGCAGTCCGTCAAAGATTGTCGCCGTTACTCCTGCGGCGATAGAGATCGAAAAACGCGCGATTGAAAGAGAGAAAAAAGGGCAGTTCCGCATTGCCGCCCACCTTTGGCTTCAGTGTATGGATGTTGCTTCTGGTGATGTTGAGCGTGCAAGGATCGCGGTTCGCAGGGACCAATGTATCACAAAAGGTAACGGCCTTCGCCGTGGCGACTATAGCGGTATAGGATGTTGCGGGGTAGTTTATGACTAAGAAATACACACTAATCTATGCAGATCCACCCTGGGTATACCGGGACAAAGCCGCAGATGGTAATCGCGGTGCCGGTTTTAAATATCCGGTTATGAGTGTGATGGATATCTGCCGCCTTCCTGTGTGGGATTTGGCCGATGAAAACTGTCTGTTGGCAATGTGGTGGGTGCCAACACAACCACTCGAAGCGCTAAAAGTTGTTGAAGCCTGGGGATTCCGTCTGATGACCATGAAGGGCTTCACGTGGATAAAATGTGGTAGTCGACAACCAGATAAACTGGTTATGGGTATGGGACACATGACTCGCGCCAATAGTGAAGATTGCCTGTTTGCAGTAAAGGGAAAACTACCTCCGCGCATTAATGCAGGGATCGTTCAGTCATTTACCGCACCGCGGCTTGAGCATTCAAGAAAACCAGATGTCGTTCGTGAAAAACTTGTGCAATTGTTAGGCGATGTTTCTCGCATTGAACTGTTCGCCCGCCAGTCGTCTCATGGCTTCGATGTTTGGGGTAATCAGTGCAAAGACCCGGCGGTGCAACTACACCCAGGATACGCGTTGGATATTGGCGGATTAACAAATGCATTCAGCAATTCTCCGCTTTCACCAACAGACAACCAAGGCCGGGAGCGTGCAGCATGAACCTATATCAACGCATCAATGGCGCTGACTGGTGCAATATCTTCGTCGTCGGCGATCTGCATGGGTGCTACACGCTGCTGATGAACGAACTCGACAAAGTTTCATTCGACCCGGCGCGCGATTTGCTTATTTCCGTTGGTGACCTTGTTGACCGCGGCGCTGAAAACGTCGAATGCCTAGATTTGATTACTATGCCGTGGTTCCGAGCTGTTCGTGGCAACCATGAGCAGATGATGCTGGATGCACTGGTCAACGGCGGAAATTTCGGACATTGGATGTCAAACGGCGGTGGATGGTGGCACCAACTTGATTCTGAGCAGGATGTGCAACTCAAATACCTTCTGCCAAAGATTACCAACCTCCCGATGATTATCGAACTGGTTACCGGCAATAAGAAGGTCGTCATCTGCCACGCAGACTACCCGCACAACGAATACGCATTCAATAAGCCAGTACCAGAAGAAATGGTGATATGGAATCGTGAGCGGGTTAGCGACGCGCAGGACGGTATTGTCTCGGAGATAACCGGTGCCGATTTGTTCATCTTCGGTCATACGCCAGCACATCACCCACTGGTGTATGCAAACCAGATGTACATCGACACAGGGGCAGTGTTCTGCGGAAATCTGACGCTTACCAAAGTCCAAGAAAGATAGAATTATTTATTACTGTCTTCCATCCACTTCTCAAACTTCGACGGGGAGAACGGAATCAGATCCGTATGCTCCCCGTTAATCCAGGAATCAATCATATCGGCCCACTGCTGCAACATGTAGGCGCGCTGTCTGGCGTATTCCGCTTTGTTATATACGGCGCGCACACCTTTCTGCTCATGTGCCAGAGCCTTTTCAATCCAGTCTGAAGGATAACCAGCCTCATGCAACAACGTACTGGCTGTACGGCGCATATCGTGTACGGTGAAGTCCTGAATATGCTCACCATCTTCATTTATTATTTTCACCGTTCTGTCGATCAGAGAGTTCAGCGCGGCATTAGATAATGGCTTCCGGAAGTTGTAACGACCAGGAACCAGATATTCACTTCCACCAGCGCACATCTGCAACCCGACCAATATATCCTGTGCCTGTTTAGGCAGGTAAATAACGTGCGCCCGGCTTCCCTTCATGCGGTCTGAAGGAATTGTCCATGTCCATTTTTTAAAATCTATTTCGTCCCACGTTGCATTGGTGAATTCGCCTTTACGAACCATAGTGATAAGCACCAGCTTTAAAGCCATTTTCATAGTACCCATAGCACCAATGGCATCCAGCGTGCGGAAGAACAGGCCAATTTCTTCTGGTGTCAGTGTTCGCTCTCGTGGTTTAAATATGGCGATAGACGAAGGTTTAATGTCAGCCGCAGGATTAAATAAACCATGACCACGGTCATTGGCGTGACGGTATACGCTGCTGATGATCTCCCTGGCCTGTACTGCTGTTGCACGGCCACCGCGTTCGACAATCCGGTCACACAAATCACGAACCATCGATGTGGTAATTTCAGCCATCATTTTGTTGCCAAGAACCGGAAGTATGTCACGGTCGATCACCGCCTGTTTCATTGCGCGGGTACTGTCAGCCAGGATGACGTGTTTCATATAACTGTCGGTATGTACCGCAAACGTCTCGGCACCACGAATCTTTTTGATACCGTCACGTTTAGCCGCGGCCGGTGACTGGCCTGCTTTAAGCAGTTTCTTTGCAGCAATCAGTTCTTCCCGCGCTTCTGCCAGGCTGATACCGTCACGCCCATACTGCCCTATTACCAGTGTTTCGCGGCGACCGTTGATACGGTAGTCATAGCGAAACGAGACCGTGCCTGACGTAAGCACAGCTACATACAGCCCGTCACGATCGGAGACCTTGTACAGTTTGTCCTGCGGCTTGAGGGTTTTTTATTTTGTATCGGTAAGCACAATTCACCCGTATAGAAACCATTTTCATGACGGTATGAGAGTATACCTTTAAGGTAATACCGTCACCTGTACCGCCGAAAAATATGGTGTAGAGTGAATAGAAATGAATACATAAAAACAAAAACCCTCTGTAAAAACAGAGGGTTAAATTAGTATCTGAATAGGAATGAGTTGCTATGAGTTAGCTGTTAATCATTCCCACTCAATAGTCGCTGGCGGCTTGCCGCTGATGTCATACACCACGCGGGAAATACCGTTCACTTCATTGATAATACGGTTGGAAACGCGGCCGAGGAAGTCGTACGGCAGATGTGCCCAGTGTGCGGTCATAAAGTCGATGGTTTCGACAGCACGCAGAGAGACAACCCAGTCATACTTACGACCATCGCCCATTACGCCAACGGAACGTACTGGCAGGAAGACGGTGAACGCCTGGCTGACTTTGTCGTACAGGTCCGCTTTACGCAGTTCTTCAATGAAGATGGCGTCAGCACGGCGCAGCAGGTCACAATACTCTTTCTTCACTTCTCCCAGAACACGAACGCCAAGGCCTGGTCCCGGGAACGGGTGACGGTACAACATGTCATACGGTAGGCCCAGCTCCAGACCAATCTTACGCACTTCGTCTTTGAACAGCTCTTTCAGCGGTTCAACCAGGCCCATCTTCATCTCTTTCGGCAGGCCACCCACGTTGTGGTGAGATTTGATGACGTGTGCTTTACCGGTTGCAGAAGCAGCAGATTCGATAACGTCAGGGTAGATGGTGCCCTGCGCCAGCCACTTCACGTCTTCCAGTTTCAGCGCTTCTTCATCGAATACTTCAACGAAAACGCGACCGATAATTTTACGTTTTGCTTCCGGATCGTTTTCGCCAGCCAGCGCTGACAAGAAGCGATCTTCTGCCGGTACGTGAACAATGTTCAGACCAAAGTGATCGCCAAACATATCCAGAACCTGCTCTGCTTCGTTGAGACGCAGCAGGCCGTTGTCGACGAATACGCAAGTCAGGTTTTTACCGATAGCGCGGTGCAACAGCATTGCGGTAACGGAGGAATCCACGCCACCAGAGAGGCCGAGGATGACTTTATCGTCGCCCACTTGCTCGCGGATGCGGGCTACAGCGTCGTCGATAATTTTCGCTGGCGTCCACAGGGCTTCACACTGGCAGATATCACGCACAAAACGCTCCAGCATGCGCATACCCTGGCGGGTGTGAGTCACTTCCGGGTGGAACTGTACGCCATAGAAGCGTTTTTCTTCGTTGGCCATGATGGCAAACGGGCAGCTTTCGGTGCTGGCTACGGTGACGAAGTCGGACGGGATAGCGGTAACTTTATCGCCGTGGCTCATCCAGACGTCCAGCAGCGGTTTACCATCTGCGGTCAGCGCATCTTCGATACCGCGAACCAGTGCGCTGTCGTTTACGACTTCAACCTGCGCGTAGCCAAATTCACGTTCGTTAGAGGCTTCAACGTGACCGCCCAACTGCATTGCCATGGTCTGCATGCCATAGCAAACGCCGAATACCGGTACGCCTGCTTCAAAGACATACTGCGGCGCACGCGGGCTGTTTTCTTCGGTGGTGCTTTCCGGGCCGCCGGAAAGAATAATGCCGCTTGGATTGAAGTCACGAATTTGTGCTTCTGTCACATCCCACGCCCACAGTTCGCAGTAAACACCCAGCTCACGCACGCGGCGCGCAACTAGTTGAGTGTACTGAGAACCGAAGTCCAGAATGAGGATGCGATGCTTATGAATGTTTTCCGTCATTGACGCTTATTCCGAGGCAAGTGAAACAGATAATATAAATCGCCCGACATGAAGTC